ATGGCAAAAAAAGAAACTGTGAGCGTTACACAGCTTGATCTGGACACCCATAACCCACGGACCAAGCCGGAAGGAAATCAGACCGCCGCTCTGCGGAGCCTCCTGGCGGTCGAGCGCGACGGGGAAAAGGTCTACGAACTGGCTCGAGACATTTGCGACGTTGGCATGCTGGATCCTGGCGACCGTCTGTTCGTCCTTCCGTCTCAAGAGAAGAACCGCTTCATCGTGCTAGACGGTAACCGCCGCCTTGCTGCACTTCGCCTGTTGTCGCAACCGGGACTGATTGAGCGCGAGGACATTGGACTGAATCAGTCGTTACGAAATCGATTTAAGCGACTCCAGGTTGACCACCCAAACAACTGGCCCAGCAGCGTAGACGTGGTTGTGTTCGATACGCGTGAGCAAGCCAACAGGTTCATTCGATTGCGTCACACCGGCGAGAATTCTGGCGCCGGTAGAAGCGCGTGGTCGGCACTTCAGATTGCACGCTTCGATCACACCGGAATTTGGCAATGCCTGAGTGCTCTTCGTGATGCAGGTGAGCTCGGACTTGATGTATTGAACGAACTGGATCGCAGCGACTTCAATATCACGAGCTTCGATCGCGTCGTAAGCACCGAGGAGTTCCAGCGCCGCTACGGCTGCAGTATCGGGAGGAATTCGTTCTCCCCCGGCGATAATGCGTCCCGCGCAATGAAGGCTTTGGGCAAAGTCGCAAACGACGTCGCTCTCGGCCGAGTTCATTCGCGCGGCGAGTTCGCTGAAGCAAAGACAATGTCCGGTTACTTTGCGGAAGTAGACGCCTTCGTAAACAACCACTTTCCACCTACTGCGCCGACGTCGCAACCCGGCGCAGCCACATCGCCGCCGATCAAGTCTCCACCAGGCGCCGGCGCAACCACTTCCTCGACTACGAGCTGGCAACCAAAGCCCGGCGCTGCGCCGTCGGCCCTGCCCCCTGCTACGACCACGCCAACGACGACGATCAGCGCTCTCCCAATTGTCCGCAAAAAGCGTGCCTCGAAGTTCCTGATAAGCAAGACCGAACTGACGACCGTGACAAATCAGAAATGTCGTCAGATCGTGACAGAACTCAAGCAGGGGGTATCAGTACAGGATGCGCCGTTCGCATGCGCCCTTCTGTTGCGCAGCCTGCAGGAGATCACGGCGGAGATTTATGTGACGACGGTCTTAAACCAGCAGAAGAGCAATCGTGCCGCGAATCTCGACGCAGCTGCAACGCATCTCTTGAGCCACAAGCACGTCACCGATCCGGGCGACAAGATCGACATCACGTCGAATTTCCGTCAATTCCGTGATGAGTATGAGGATCTTTGCAACGCAGCTCACAGCAAGGTCACCGACCTCAGCCCGGACCACCTCCGTTCGACTTGGAACAATCTTCGTGGCGGCATGGACCTCTTGTGGAAACGCATCTATGCTGCCGAGCTTGAACGATCCCAAAAAATGACATCGAACCAATAAGCGCTGTCACTAGCTCCATGGCAAATTGCACTCCCCTTCGCTATCCAGGCGGTAAAGCGCGCTTGCGCCCCTACCTCGAGCGCTTGATTGCGCAGAATCATCTGTACGACGCACACTACGTTGAACCCTTCTGCGGCGGTGCCGGTCTCGCGCTTGAGCTCTTGATGAGCTACGTGGTGAGCACAGTTCACCTGAACGATTTTGATCGGGCCGTGTATGCCTTCTGGTACAGCGCGGTCAAGCGGACGGATGCGTTGTCTGCTCGAATTGCCGAGACGCCGTGCACGATTGACACGTGGCACGAGCAGCGGTCAATTTGGTTGAATCGCAAAAAATCGAATCTGCTCGACCTAGGATTCGCTACCTTCTTCCTGAATCGCACAAACCGATCCGGGATCCTCGACGCAGGCGTCATCGGTGGGAAGAGCCAGTCAGGAAAATGGAAACTCGACGCACGATACAACCGTGACGACCTCATATCGAGGGTTCAGACAATCGGGAAGTTCCGGTCCCGAATTCGCATTTACAACAAGGAAGCGGTAAATTTTTTACAGGACCTCCAGCCTGACCTTCCCCAAAAGTCGCTCGTCTATCTCGATCCGCCCTACGTAGAGAAGGGACCGGGACTGTACATGAACCACTATAGTGAGGATGACCATCGCTTTCTGGCTCAATGGGTAACACGCAAGCTTCGACGGCCTTGGATGGTGTCTTACGACGCTCATCCCCTAATTCGCGAGTGCTATGAAGGCCACACTCAAGCAGAAATAAACTTGCACTACAGCGCGTACGGCAACGCGCGTCGCGGGACCGAACTTGTTTATTTCTCGGACGGAATTGTCCCGCCCGATATGAGTAACCGGACGTCACGCTACCACCAACCATGGGAAGCATTTGATGTGGCGCAACTCTGAGTATGAGCTCAAAGCGGGCGTCGTCCGCGAATTGTGGATTGCATAACCAAAACGCATAAAAGTGCATAGAAGAATGGGCCCGTCGATCGCCGCGCGGCCCGCTCCAAACGGCCCCGAGCACCGGGCGCATGGGTGCATAAAAACCGTTCGTTTTCGCGGGCAGGTGGGGCGGGGTCACAACTGCGCGCGCCGGGCCGCAGGCAGCATCCTCCGGGCGGGGTCCGGACCCGAGAACGCCTCTGCGGCGCGGCCCAAGGGCCACCACGGGCTCGCCGCGGGCTCGGCCGACTCCGAGCCGCCCGCCGGCGCGCCAGCGGCTCTGAGGCGGCCTATTCCGCCGCGGCGGCGCATGGCGCCAGACGCAAAAAAGCCGCCGGCACCGAAGTGCCCGGCGGCTTGTCGTCTGCCGGTTGCGCGGTTGGGCGTCAGCCCTTCGTCGGCTCGAAATCCCTGAAGCGCACCACCTCGATCCCGAGCCAGTCGTTCACCTCCCGCAGCCGCGCCTTCAGCGGCTCGATCTCGAGCTCGTTGAACACCTCGGCGGCCTTGTGCACGTCGCCGAACCCGCCCGCGTTCGACGGGATGATCCCCATCAGCTGCGGCGGCACGCGGTGCGCCGCGAGCTGATCCTCGACCGTCACCTTCTTGATGTTCCAGAATTCGTCCTTCGCCGCGACCTCGCCGATGGGCAACAACTGGATGCCGTCCTTCTTGCCCTTGGGCGCGTACATGAACAGGTTCCGGAAGTTGCCCGGCCCCTTCGCGTTGCGCAATGCCTCGCGCAGATTGTCGACGTCCTCCTGCTTCTCAGCCGCGTCGGTCATGTACAGGATGAATCCCGCATGGCTGCCGTTCTTGTAGTACCGCCGTCGGAACAGTGTCGCGCTCTCGTTTAGCCACGTCGAATTCAGTGCCGACAGGTATTCGGGCAGCCCGTAAATCTCCTGGTTCAGATCCGGCTCGTACAGGTGATAGACCGCGCCCGCGGGAAACGCGTGCGGCTCGCGCACGTTCGTCACGAACCAGTACTGGCTCGGCTCGATCCCGACCCGCGTGTATTTCGCGAGCGAGCATTTCAGAGCCATCGGCTGGCCGAGCCGATTCGTGCGCAGCTCAAGGTAGCTGTTCGCGAAGACCAGGTACTCCAGCACGAACCGGCTGAAGTCGGCGCGCGACAGCAGCGGGTGCTCGATGTACGACTGCACGAGGATGTTGCGCTTCACGTAGATGGCCGAGCTGTGATGCGGCGCGGCCCGGAACGAGCGCGCGAGCCCGTCGAGCGGTAGCGGCGGCTCGTACCAGCTCCCCATGCGCATGCACTCGACGTAATCGAGCAGCTCGCGCCGATCCAGCACGGCGATCGGGTCGCCGAACGAGAACACTTCCGCGCGCGTGGCCGGCGCCGGCTGCGTGTCGGCCGCCGGCTCGGTGCGATCGTGTGCGCGGCGCCCGGCGCCGCGTCGATACTTGCGTGACATCAGAAAATCTCCATGAATCCGGTATTGGTGGCAGTCGCCCCTTCGAGCGGCTCGTTCGCCAGCGCGTGCATGCACGCCCAGGCGAGATCGCCGTGGCTCGCTTCTTCCGAGCGGCTCGCCTTGTACGTGACTTGCAGGCCGCTGGGCGTGATGGTTTTCTTGATCGCCATGAATGACGCGGCGAGATCGTTCCAGCCGGCGTCGAACTCGAGCCGGCCCTTGCGAATCACGTTCTGCGCCTTCATCACCAGCGCGGTCTTGATCTCCACCGAGTAGTGAAACGGCGTCGCGGCCGGGAAAAACTTCGTGACGAGCTGATACACGCCCTGCCCGATACCGGTCGTATCGATGCCGATATAGGTCACGCGATAGCGCCGCGTCAGCGCTTCGATCTGCGCGGCCTGCGCCTCGAAGTCCAGACCGTGCCACTGGAACCGCTCGAGCACGCGGAACTTCCCGCCCGGACGCTTCGGCGGCGCAATCACCACGCAGCCTGCGTTGTCGCCCGTATGCGACGGGTCGTAGCCGATCCAGACCTCCTCGTCGCCGAACGGGCGCAGGTACAGTGGCTTGAAGTCGTCCCACACCTCCCAGGTATCGACCATGCACGGCTGCAACACCGTCAACGGGAAAACCGACAGCGAATCGTCGATGAACTGGCACAGCAGCAGGTTCGCGTATTCCTCGGGGCTGTATTCCAGTCGTAGCCGGTCGAGATTGAAGAGCGGCCGCGCCCCGCTGTTGCAACCGCCGCGCACGGCGTCCTCGACCGTGACGATCTGACGCCACTGGCCGTCCTGACACGAACGTCCGGCGGCCAGCGCCGCGTGCGAAATGTCGATCGATACGTGCTGATCTTTCGGCCGGCCACGGTTGAACAGCTTGCCCGACCAGAACGGGTAGGCGTCGTGCGCGAGGCTCGACGGCGTCGAGAAATACGTCTGCCGCCACTGGTCGTGAATCGCCATGCCCGAGGCGACCTTGCGCAGCTCCTGGAAGCGCGGCACCCAGAAGTACTCGTCGAAATACAGGTTGCCGTGGTAGCTCTGCGCAGTGCGCGCGTTGGTGCCGAGGAAGTACAGCGTCGCACCGTTCGGCAGCACGATCGGGTCGCCCTTCAGCTCGACGTCGACCGCGTCTTTCGCGAACTGCACGATGTACTGGCGGAACACGTGCGCCTGTGCCTTGCTGGCCGACAGGAAGATTTGATTGCGGCCCGTGTTCAGCGCGTCGAGCAACGCCTCGCGCGCGAAGTACCACGTCGCGCCGATCTGCCGGCTCTTCAGGATGTTGCGGATCCGTTCCTTGAAGCCGGCGCGATACCAGTTGCGCTGATAGTCGAAGATCGATTCGAGGAACGCGTCGTTGAGCTTCTCGATCTGCTCATCGCTGAACGCGTTGCGCTCGTCCGCGCGGCGCGAACGGCGCGAGCCGGCCGCACTCCCGGAGTCGCTCACCCTCGCATCGTTCGCCGGCCGTGCGCGCAACCGGTCGAGCTGACGCGTCAGCAGGTCGATCTCCTTGAAGTCGCGCCCCTCCTTTTTCTCCTTCACGACAAGCCGAATCAACTGCGCCTCCATCGACAGCGCGACCCGATCGACCGGCTCGGTTTCGTCCCATCGATCGCGCCGCTTCCAGCTGTAGAGCGTGGCCGGCTTCTCGCCGAGCATTTCGGCAATCCGCGCAATTCGATAGCCCTGCCAGTACAGGTCACGTGCGCGTCGGCGTGGATCAACGTCGGATGAATCGATGGGAAGTGCAGTCATGCAGCAAGGCTACCGACGCGCGCGCGCGAGCCCTACTGCCTTCGGTTGTGCCGGTTGTGCACACAACCAACGTTCATTGCGACACCGCTTCGAACTGCCGACACTGGAATCCCTGAACACAGCACCCCGCCCTCTCAGAGGTTTCGCACATGGCACAGGACACGAAGAAGACGAAGTTTTTCCGGATCGCGACCGAAGGCGCGACAACGGACGGGCGCACGATCGATCGCGCGATGCTCGAACAGATGGCGCGCTCGTACGACCCGGCGGTATACGGCGCGCGCATCAACATGGAACACATCCGCGGGCTCTATCCCGATGGCGCATTCCGCGCGTACGGCGACGTGATCGCGCTGAAAGCCGAAGAGCAGGACGGAAAGATGCGGTTGTTCGCGCAGCTCTCGCCGACGAAAGACCTGATCGCGATGACGACCGAGCAGCGCCAGAAGGTCTACACGTCGATGGAAGTCGATCCGGATTTCGCCGGCACCGGCGAGGCGTACCTCGTCGGCCTCGCCGTCACCGACAACCCCGCGAGCCTCGGCACGGAGATGCTCGCCTTCAGCGCGAAGAACCGTGCGTTCGACACGCGCAAGCTGCGCCCCGACAACCTCTTCAGCGCGGCGATTGAAGCCGACATCGAGCTCGAGGACGACGCGCCGACGCGCTCGGGTGACGCCGCGCGTTCGCTGTTCTCCAAGGTCCGCAGCCTGCTCAATCGCAAGGAAGTGTCTGACGATCAGCGCTTCTCCGACCTGTCGCAGTCCGTCGTGGCGGTCGCCGAAAGCCAGAGCCAGGTGCTCGACCAGGTCGAGCAGTTCAGCAGCGAGCTCGCCGATGTGAAGCGCGCGCTGAAAGACGCCGAAGCGCGCCATTCCGATCTGGTGCAAAAGCTGTCGCGCACCGACAGCGACCGCCAGCAACGGCCGATGTCGACGGGCGGCGACAACGCCGTGCTAACCGACTGCTGATCGACCACACCACCCATTTTCGTAAAACGGAGAATCCATGCGGAACGATACCCGCGAGCTCTATACCCGCTTCGTCGAGCGCATTCAGGAACTGAATGGCATCAGCGATGCGACCGTGAAATTTTCGGTCGATCCGACCGTGCAGCAGACGCTCGAAACCAAGACGCAGGAATCGAGCGCCTTCCTGAACAGCATCAACGTGATCGGCGTGACCGAGATGGAAGGCGAGAAGGTCGGTCTCGGCGTTTCGGGGCCGTCCGCGAGCCGCACCGACACGAGCAAGCGTGAGCGCGAAACGCGCGACATCGCGACGCTCGACAGCCAACGCTATCGCGCCGAGAAGACGAACTACGACACGCACATCACGTATCAGCGCCTCGACGCCTGGGCGAAGTTTCCGGACTTCCAGGCTCGTCTGCGCGACGCGATCATTCGACGCGCGGCGCTCGACCGGATCATGATCGGCTGGAATGGCGTGCGCGCGGCAGCCGACACCGATCTCGCGGCAAACCCACTGTTGCAGGACGTGAACATCGGCTGGCTGCAGCAATACCGCAACAACGCGAAGGAACGCGTGTTCTCGGGCGTGAAGATTGGCAAGGGCGAGCAGTTCAAGAATCTCGACGCCGTCGTCACGCTCGCGAACAACGAACTGCTCGAGCCGTGGTACGTCGAGGATCCGAATCTCGTCGTGATCTGTGGCCGCGAGCTGCTGCAGGACAAGTATTTCCCGGTCGTGAACAAGGATCAGCCGCCGACCGAAGCGCTCGCCGCGGACGTCATCACGGCGCAGAAGCGCATCGGCAATCTGCCGGCCGTGCGCGTGCCGTACTTCCCCCCGCGCGCGCTTATGATCACGCGCCTGGACAACCTGTCGCTGTACTGGCAAATCGGTGCGCGCCGTCGCGCGCTGATCGACAACCCGAAGCGCGATCGCATCGAGAACTTCGAAAGCTCGAACGATGCGTACGTGATCGAGGAATTCGGCGCGGGCTGCGTGGTCGAGGACATCCGCTTCGTCGACACCGATCCGGCGCCGGACGCACCGGCGGGTGGCGCATGACGAACCCGTTCCGCCAACACTTCCAGCGCACCGTCGCGGCCAAGGCCGCGCGCGGCACGCCGGCGAGCGTCGGCGGGCTGCGCGACGACTCGGCGTACACGCTGATGCTGGCGCAGCTCGACGAGCACCGCCGCGCGCTGAAGGCCGTCGAGTCGCTCGAGCGCAAGGCCGAACTGAAACGGCAGTTCCTGCCGGCGTACGACGCGTGGGTCGCAGGCGTCCTGGACGGTGCGGCCGGCGCGCCCGACGACGTGCTGATGACGGTCATGGTCTGGCGCGTTGACGTCGGCGACTTCCGCGGTGCACTGGAGATCGGCGCGTACGCGCTGCGACACGACCTTCCGCTGCCCGACCAGTACAAGCGCAGCACGCCGTGCCTGCTCGTGGAGGAATTCGCCGAGGCCGCGCTGCGCGCGCATCGCGCGGGCGAGCCGATTCAGGTTGAGCCGCTGCTGGACATCGAGCAGCTCACCGCATTGGCGGACATGCCCGACGAGGTACGCGCGAAGCTGCACAAGGCAATCGGCTACGGGCTCGCGGCGTCCCATCCGGCGAGCGCACTCGACCACCTGCGCCGCGCACTGCAGCTGTTCGCGAACGTCGGCGTGAAGAAGGACATCGAGCGGCTCGAGCGCGAGCTGAAGAACTCTGCCAGCGGGGGCCAGCGCGGCCCCGATGGCTGATACCGAGCGTACCCCGCGCACCAGGCGGCACGGGGCCGTAGCCGGCGCTGTCCGCGCGAAAGCCCCGTCCACCGCCTCACCCTTTCAACGTGACGAACCGACCATGTCCTTTGTCTCGACCCCGCCGCTGTCGCGGCCGTCCGAAACGCCGGCGCCGCCGATCGCGAACGATGCGTTCTACCCGGACGTGTCGCTCGAGCACGCACGCGACACGATGCGCCTCGACGGAACCGTGACCGACGCGCGCCTGCGGCACGAGCTGCTCGCGGCGATCGCCAGCGTCAACGACGAGCTGCGCGCCGCTCGCTCGGCGTGGCGCGAGGCCGGCATCACACGGCTCGCCGACGTGCCGGCCGACCAGCTCGACGGCGAGAGCGTGCTGCTGCAGCACTACCGGCGCGCCGTGTACTGCCTGGCGAAGGCGACGCTGATCGAGCGGTATCGCGACTACGACACGACTGCCGACGGCGCGCGCCGCGCCGACGAGCTCGAGCCGCAGAGCGACGAGCTGCGCCGCGACGCACGCTGGGCGATCAGCGACATCGTTGGCCGACCGCGTGTGACCGTGGAGCTCATCTGATGCGAGCGATGTTCCGAATCCGTCGCCTCGCGCAGGACCGCGTCGTCGACGGCCGACGCATCGCCGCGCCGTTTCAGGTTCAGCGCCGCGTCGCACGGCTGTTCTGGCGAGAAATCGCCGTGTGCCGAGACTGCGAGACCGCCGCCCTGATCCTGCACAGCGCAGCGCGCGCACGCCGTCTGGCGTCACTGAAGCCGCTGCTCGTCGCGCGTTACGACGCCAACGGCAGGGAGCTGTCCTGATGTGGGTGCGCGCGCTTCAGGGCGAAACCGTCGACGCACTGTGCTGGCGCGCGCTCGGCCGCACGCGCGGCGTCGTCGAAGCGGTGCTCGACCTCAACCGGGATCTCGCGCAGTACGGCCCGATCCTGCCTCATGGGCTGCTCGTCGAGCTGCCCGATGAAGTACCGCAAGCGGCGCAATCCGGCGCCGAGCGGCTCCAGTTATGGGACTGAGAATGGCTGAACCTATTTCCACGTCGTCCGCGACGGTGGCGGCGCTCGGCGTCGCGACGCTGTCGCTGTTTCCGGGCGTCGACGCCAACGTCGTCATGGGCGCCTTCGCCGGCTCGCTGCTGTTCGTGATGACATCGGCCGATCCGTCGATCCCGAAGCGCGTCGCCTTCTTCGTGATCTCGTTCGTCGCCGGGTGCCTGACGGCCGAGCTCTTCGCGGCTGGCCTCGACGCCGTGCTGCCCGCGCGCATCGACGTCCACGCCGGCATCGGCGCGCTGATCGCCTCGGCGCTCGTCGTGAAATTGCTGCTGTGGCTGATCGCGCAGGCCGACGCGCCCGACCGGTTGCTGAACGTGTTCAAGGGGAGGGAAAAGTGATGCTCACCGCCGTCTACGTGCTGCTATGCGCCGCGCTTGCGCTGCGTCTGGTGATCTTTCGCCGGCGCGGGAGCGCTCACCGACCGCTCGCTTCGTGCCTGGCCTACGCACTGGCGGTGGCCGCCGGCGCCGCGCCGATCCGCGCCGCGTTCGGCGCGCTGCCGCCGGCGGATCTGGCGGACACCGTCCTCGTCGGCGTCCTGTGCCTGGCCGTGTACGGCGTACGCGGCAACGTCGTCGAACTGTTCCACCGCGGCAATCCGCGCGACTCGCTGATCGCGCGCGTGCTGCAGTTCAAACCGCGGGGGCGCCATGTATAAGACCCTTCGCCTCGGCGACCGCGGCGCCGACGTCGCCTACCTGCAGCGTCAGCTCGTCGCCGCCGGCGCGCGCATCGACGCCGACGCGATCTACGGCAGCGCGACGCGCGGTGCCGTGGTCGCGTTTCAGGCGTCGCACGGCCTGGTCGCCGACGGCATCGCCGGCCCGAAGACGTGGGCGACACTGGTAGCCGGCCGGCGCGATCCGCGGCACCTGACTGATGCGGATCTGCAGCGCGCGGCCGATCGGCTGAAGGTCGATCTCGCGGCCGTGCGCGCAGTCAGTGAAGTCGAGTCGCGCGGCGCCGGCTTTCTGCCGGACGGCCGTCCCGTGATCCTGTTCGAGCGGCACATCATGTATCGGCAGCTCGCGGCCGCAGGCCTGGACGCCGACGCGCTCGCGGCGAAGTATCCGGGCGTCGTCAACCCGAAGCCCGGTGGCTACGCCGGCGGCACGGCGGAATACGCGCGCCTGGCGACCGCGTCGCAAATTTCCGCCGCGTGCGCACTCGAAGCGGCGAGCTGGGGCGGGTTCCAAATCATGGGCTTTCACTGGAACCTGCTCGGCTATCCGGACGTGTTCTCGTTCGTCGAGGCGATGAAGGTCAGCGAAGCCGAGCACCTCGAGGCGTTCGTGCGCTTCATCCTCGCCGACAAGGCGCTGCTCGCCGCGTTGCGCGGTCTGAAATGGGCGAAGTTCGCCGAGCTGTACAACGGCCGCGATTACGCCGATCACCTGTACGACGTGAAGCTCGAACGGGCGTTCGCTCGCTACAGCCGGGTGGCCGCATGACCATCAGCACCCGCCTCTTCGTCGCCGGCGCGATCGCGCTCGCCGGCGCGGCCGCCGTCATCGCTATCCAGCATGCCCGCCTGATCAGCGCCGGCCAGCGCGTCGACGCGCTGGAACGCGACGTGCGTAATCGGACAGCCGAGCGCGACGCGGCGCGCCGCGACGTCAAGGTCGTCACGCAGTACGTTGACCGTGTCCAGGTCGTCCGCGAGAAGGGCGACACCATCGTCAAGGAGGTTCCGGTTTATGTGGACCGCGAAGCGGATCGTGCCTGCGTTGTTCCTGTCGGCTTTGTGCGCGTGCACGACGCAGCAGCCGCCAACGTGCCGGTGGGCGATCCCGGAAGCGCTGATGCGGCCCCCTCGGGCGTTGCGCTCTCTGCCGTCGCCGCAACCGTCGCCGGCAACTACACTACCTGCCACGAAAACACCGAGCAGCTGATCGCGCTGCAGGCGCGCGTGCGCGACATCGAGCAGGAGGCGCCGTGAACAAACCGAACAGCCTGCGCGCGGCGCTCACGGCCGCCCTGCCCGAGTTCGCCCGCGATCCGGACCGGCTGCACATCTTCATCGAACACGGGTCGATTGCCGTCACCGCGGCGAACTCGCTGTCGTTCGAGTATGCGTACACGCTGGACATCGTCGTAACCGACTACGCGGGCCACTCGGATCACCTGATGGTGCCGATCATTGCCTGGCTGAAGATCCACCAGCCCGAGCTGTTGCTGAACCGCGACCTCTGCCGCGACGGGTTCAAGTTCCAGGCCGAGCTGCTCGACAACGGGAAATCCGACGTCGAGATCCTGCTGAAGCTGACCGAGCGCGTCGGTGTTACCGAGCGACCGGACGGCTACGAGATTCGGCACTTCGGCGAGCCGCCGATCGCGGGGACGTGATGGCCGATCGTCTGTCCCGCGTCGAGGAATGGGCCTCGGCCTTGCTCGGCCAGCTCACGAGCGCGCAGCGTGCGCGCTTGGCGAAAGAACTTGCGGAGGAACTGCGCCGGCGCCAGTCGCGCCGCATCGCCGAAGCGCGCAACCCGGACGGCAGCCGCTATGCGCCGCGCAAGCCGCAGGCGCGGCGCAAGAAAGGCCGCATCCGGCGCGCGATGTTCGCGAAGCTGCGCACCGCCCGCTTCCTCAAGACCACCTCGAGCGCCGACGCGTCGGTGCTGCATTTCACGCGCGACGTCGAGCGCATCGCACTCGTGCATCAGAAGGGACTGCGCGATCGCGTGCAGCGCGACGGGCCGATCGTGCAGTATCCGGCGCGCGAGCTGCTGGGTCTCGCGGACGCCGACGTCGAGCGAATCACAGACGTCGTCCTCGATTTTCTGGCGCGGTAGGTTTCGCTCGGTCGTGCGGCGTCGGACCTGGTTGCGATCTGCCGAAAAAACATGTTTCATTCGGTCAGCTTTGCGACCGTGATTGCATACTTTCAGACTACTCCTATGTGCCTGCACGATTCGATAAAGAGAGACTTACTACATATCAGAAATGCACTTCAGATTCTTCGCGCGTCACGAGACCAGTTTGCGTCAGAAACCCGGATTGCTGAACCAAAGTACTGGCGCGAGAGGCTTTACGCCATTCGTGACTTGGCCGAATGCCACAATTTGCGAGCACTGCAGCTCGAGGCAGACGAACTGATACTTCAGACTGAAGAGCTCGAACATTAGGCTGACAAATGTCAATGGTTGTCACAGGCTCCTACACAACATCCTGTGCATGACCCTCGCCCGCGCGCGCGGCATCCTTGCCGCATGGATGATTTTGCTGACCTGAACCGCCGCCTCGAAAGCCTGCTGCGCGAGGGCACCGTGATCGACGTCGACCATGATGCCCGCCGCGTGCGCGTGGAATCCGGCGGCCTGCAAACCGATTGGATCCGCTGGCTCGCGCAGCGAACCGGCGCCAGCGTCGAATGGGATCCGCCATCGATCGGCGAGCCCGGTCTGCTGCTTTGCCCGTCGGGCGAGCCGACGACCGGCCTATTCCTGCCCGGCGTGTACTGCGACGGTCACGACGCGCCGAGCTCGAACCCGAACGAACATGTGCGCGTCTATGCGGATGGCGCCCGCGTCGCGTACGACGCTCAGACCGGCCATCTCACTGTGACCGGCATCAAGACCGCAACGGTCCAGGGCAGCGGCACGCTCACGTTCGACATGCCGAAGGTCGTCTTCACCGGTGACGTGACGATCGAGGGCGCGGGCACCGTCATGAAGCTGCTGTCGTACATGGCCGGCCTCGCGGGCGAAGGCGGCGACGTCGGCACTGTCCTGCGCGGCAACATCACGCACGAAGGCGGCACGCTGCGTTCGAACGGCGTGTCGGTCGACCAACACGATCACGTCGATTCGATGGGCGGCACCACGTCGAAGGGGCACGGATGATCGGCATGAACGCACGCACCGGCCGCACGGTCGCGAATCAGGCGCACATCGAACAATCCGCCGCCGACATTCTGTTCACGCCGCTGGGCACGCGCGTCATGCGCCGCGACTACGGGTCGCTGCTTCCCGAGCTGATCGACGGCCCCATCAATCCGCTCATGCGCATGCGTGTGATGGCCGCGTCCGTCATGGCGCTGGCCCGCTGGGAACCACGCATTCAGGTCAATCAAGTGGATTTCGCAAGCACCGGCATCGACGGCGGCGCCGTGCTTGAGGTGCACGGCGAGCGCACGGACGGCCCGCGCGCCGGCACGCCCTTCTCCATGCGTCTGCCGACGATGGGCGGTCGCGCCACCGGGCGAGGCACGGCATGAGAACCACCCCGATCGATCTGTCGCAGCTGCCGGCGCCGGACATCGTCGAGGAGCTCGACTACGAAACCATCCTCGCCGAGAAGAAGGCCCGGCTCATTTCCCTGTACCCGAAGGAACAGCAGGACGAGATCGCGGCCGCGCTCGAGCTCGAATCCGAGCCGATGGTCAAACTGCTGCAGGAAGGCGCATACGAAAAAATGCTGCTGCTCGCGCTCATTAACGAGAAGGCACGCGGCATGCTTCTCGCATACGCGAAGGGCAAAACGCTCGAGCACATCGGCGCCCTCTTCGACGTCGACCGTCTGCTGATCTCGCCGGGCGACCCGGATAACGGCATCGACCCGATCTACGAGGACGACGACAGCCTGCGCGAGCGCATCCAGCTCGCGCCGCGCGGCTTCTCCGTCGCTGGCCCCGACGATGCGTACGTGTTCCATGCACGTTCCGCCGACGGGCGCGTGAAAGCGGCCACCGCCTACAGCCCGTCGCCGTGCGTAATGATCGTCACGATCCTGTCCCGCGAAGGCGACGGCACGGCGAGCCAGGAGCTGATCGACATCGTAAAGAAGGGGCTGGAAAAGAAGCGGCCGCAGGCGGACGAGGTCATCGTGCAAAGCGCGAAGATTGTGCGGTACGCGATCCGTGCGACGCTGCGATTCTTTAACGGTCCGGATCGGGCGGTCGTGCTCGCCGAATCGCTGAAGAAGACGCAGCAATTCACCGAATCGATGCACCGGCCCGGTTCCGAGGTCACGTTGGACGGCCTGTACCCGGCGCGGCGGCGCTCGCGCTGCGCGGCTTGGGCAATGTCGACGCGCTCGACTTCACGCCGCTGCGCGGCAAGCAGGTTGTGATCTGCATGGACAACGACGAGCCGTTCGCCGACGGTCATCCGCGCGCCGGCCACCGCCCCGGCCCCGAAGCTGCGTGGGCGCTGTACGAGCGGCTCACGGCGCTGAACATCAGCGCCGTGCTCGTCGACCAGGCGGGGTGGCTCGCTGACCTCGCGGACGGCGAGAAACAGCAGAAGCCCATCAACGACGTCAACGACTACCTGCAACTGCGCGGCCCGGCCGATCTGCAGCGCGCGCTCGACCAGCTGGAGCCCTGGCTCATCGCCGGCCTCGCCGGCGACGCCACGCGTCGCGGCCGGCCACGCATCTTCCTGCCGTCGCATGACTTCGCGCAGTACTGGCGTTTCCGCGTCCGGCCCGACTTCACCAGCTACATCACGAAGATGGACAAGAACGAGGAAAGCGGCGTCGAGACGCCCGTCATGACGGACCTGTGCGGCTTCCGCATCGCCGGCATCAGCCGCGTGTCCGTGGCGAGCGCGACGTCGACGATGACGGGCGACGCCGACCAGGCGCCGACCGTGTATTTCGCCGTGTCGGTGCAAGCGCCGCGCCACGGCGCGCAGCTCATCCGTCGCGTCATGCTCGACGACCAGCTGCACAACGTCGACCAGTGGGGCAAGTTCGGCCCGATCTGGGCGCCGGCACCGTTCAAGCGCATGGTCAACATCCTCGAGCGCGGCGCCGACCTCGGCGCGCGCCAAGCGGCGAACTTTGTTGGGCTCGCGTGGCGCGACGGTCGGCTGATCGTCAACGAAGGCCCGGACTGCTACTTCACCGAAGCCGACAAGCAGTGTCCGTATCACAACCTGACGTTCCCGAGCGGCCCGATTGGCGACGCGCGCCGCGTCATCGCCGCGTATCAGACGACGTTCAAGCAAAACGCCGCAACGATCCCGCTCGTATGGGCGCTCGGCGGCCACCTGAAGGCGCTGCTCGGCTTCTGGCCGCATATCACGATCCAGGCGAACAAGGGCGCCGGTAAGTCGACGCTCATCAAGCGACTCGAGCGATCGCTCGCCTTCACGATGTTCTCCGGGCAGTCGCTGCAGACCGAGTTCCGACTGCTAACGAGCATCAGCCACACGAGCCATCCGGTCGGATGGGAAGAGCTGTCCGCACGCCGGCAGGACGTGATCGACAAGGCCGTCGGACTGCTGCAGGAGAACTACCAGTACACCGTCACGCGCCGCGGCACCGACATGACCGAATACCTGTTGTGCGCGCCCGTGATGCTCGCCGGCGAGGACGTGCCCGTGCGCAGTCTGCTCGGCAAGCTCGTGCGTACGACGCTGACCGGCAAGCGCGGCCCGCTGCTGCCGGACGACCTGCCGCGCTTCCCGGTTCGGCAGTGGCTCGAATTTCTCGCCGGCCTCGACAAGCGCGCCGTGCTCGACCAATACGCGACGCTGCGCGACAAGGCACTGGCCAACTGCCGCGCGAGCGGTGAGGACGATGGCGCGAAGCGCATGGCCGGCAACTATGCGGCCGTCGCGCTCGCGTGGCGCTACCTGTGCGAGTTCGCCGGCATGGACCCGAGCGAAGGCGACTTCCCGCGCGACCTGCTCGCCGAAATGAACGGCCACATCGCCGAGACGAGCGCCGATCGGGAACCGTGGGTCTGGATCATGGAAACCGTGCTGTCGGAAATCGACGGCGGCAACTACAAGCACCCGTATACGTTCGACATGGTCGACGGCGAGTTCTGCCTGCTGCTGCGCACGGGCCACGTGATGGATCACATCGCACACACCAGCGCGCTGCGCGACAAGTGGAACGGCCTGCCCGTGAAATCGGACCGTGTGTTCAAGGCGCAGCTCAAGCACGCCGGCGTCGTTGTCGGCGAGAAGGAGGTCGAGCGCCGCATCTACACGCGCCGCGTGCCGTACCTCACGCCGATCTCGCTCGAGCGCCTGGCCGGCTTCGGGCTGCACGTGTCGATTCGTGAAGATCTGGCGACCGACGCGACCGAGCAGCGGGGCCGCGCATGATGCCCTCTCAGCCGATGCGGCCGCCGCGCGGCCGTACCCCTTTCCTCATTCCTTCCGGCCGCGTAGCGGCCCTGGATTCGGGTTTCCGGTGCGTGCGCCGATGCGCGCAGCAGTCGGCGCACGCGATCACGCGGCCGCCATGCTGTCCGTTTCCCCCCGTACCCCCCGCGAGTCGAAACGGCCGGGGAACAGCGCGAGCCGAGACGGGGCGGGGCCGCGCGGGCCGATTTTTCCGCAGGGAACGGGCATGCAGCGCACGCGAAGCGTGGTTTTCGGGGGCGTCCGCTCGTAAGTCTTTGATTGTTGAGAAGAGTACCGCCATGTGTCGCCCTCCATTTGCCACTAGTTGGAGCATTTTTGCCACTAGTCCAATTTTCGCGACGGCGCCCATTGCTCCTTTCTCTCTTCTCTCTAATTCATTGAAAAAGAAGAAGAAAGAAAGCGAGGAAGAGGCGAGCAAAAGCCGGGATCGAGCGCCACGAGTCTTGTCCGTTTTGCCATCAGTTTCGGACGTTGCCTATTTTTTGAGCCACGAGTCGGAAGACCGCGCCACGGGTTTTTCGTGGCAACTGATGGCTTAATAACCTTTTAAAAATCAGTACGTTAAGTTCAGATCGCGATGCAAACCACGTGTCCACGAGTTGTTCTGCGCCCTATCCCCTCGCATGGCGTGGACAACGCAGATCACCCGGAGCCGGCGCATTCGGCCGCACTCACGCTGAGCGCGCACGAAATCTATGAAGCGACGGGTTACCGACAGCCAGCACGGCAACTACGCGCGCTCACTTTGGCAGGCATCCCGGCCGACCGCAGACCTGACGGCAGCGTCAGAGTCTGGCGTCACCACGTGCTCGGTTTTGCCGCTCATGAAAAGAAAACCAACCGGAAACGCCCAAAGCTAACCTCTGACATGAAGGACACCACAAAATGATCGGACGTCGCCGAAGCCCCTCTTTCCTGCCAGCCCGCGTCTACGAGAAACATGGGTCATGGTGGTTCGTCGATAAGAATCGGAAATGGCACAAACTCTGCCGCGTCCGAGACGGCATCGTCCGCCTGTACGAATCACTGGCCGAGTACACACGTGCATCCGATAGCGCGGCAGCGCTCGACAACACGATGCCGGCCCTCATCGATGACTGGATGCGAAAAAAGCTTCCGGCCTATGCTCCGAAAACTCGTGCCAACTACGTGAAGATGATCGGACTCATCCGAAAGGAGTTTGGTCCCCAATGGCTGATCGAGGACGTCAGGCCAGCCGATGTTGCGCGGTTCCTGGATAAACATTTCCACGACAAGCCGAGCAGCAGCAACAAGCACAAGGCATTGCTGTCGCTGATCTTCATGCACGCAGTTCGAAGAGGGCTCTGTGACGGCAATCCCGCGCGCGAAGTCGGCGCGGCCAAGGAAAGGAAGCGGGATCGCTACATAACGGACGACGAGTTGGACGCAGTACGAGCTGCAATCGTTGCCGGTGCCGACTACAAGACTTCGTCCGCACGCTCAATTCTCTGCCTGGTCGATCTGGCATACCAGACCGCTCAACGCATTGGGGACCTGCTCGCCCTGAATTGGCAAAACGTGTCTGATGAAGGGATTTCGTTCCATCCGAGCAAAACGGTCAACAGCAGCGGCGTGCGCCTGCTGATCGAAATGACCCCGGACCTGCGCGAAACACTGGATCGCGCGCGCGGCGGCAAGGTCACCGCAATCGGGCCTGTGATCTGCACACACACTGGCGGGCGCTTCACCTACATCGGCGCGTACTCTGCGTGGAAACGTGCGTGCGAACGCGCACGGTCGACGTACGAGAAAGAGTGCGCAAAGAAAGGTATTGAACCGAACCCGCTATATCTGACCGGTATGCACTTCCACGATCTGCGGGCGAAGGCGCTGACCGATCTGAAACGACAGCGAGGAGCCGCTGCCGCGCAATCGCTGGCCGGCCACACGACCGAAAGCATGACGGCACACTACACGAAGGCACGCGAGGTAGAACGCGTCCAACCGGTTCCGTTGACGCGCGCAAGTTAG